TGCTCCTGGTCAATCTATACAACAAGGCGGACCGTTTGGTGATCGAAGAGTAACAGTTGTGGACTTTACTAATCCTAACACTATGGCGGACTTGCCTAGCAATGTAAAATCAAAATTGGTCAAGGCTGTGCAACAAGCAGAAAAAAATCCACAAACAGAAGAAGCCGCTGGTGTTGGCATAGTTACAAAACAGAATGCAACAAAAGATGTACCTGTTGGTGGTGAATACATGAATGTTAAAAAATTAAAACTGGGCAAAGGTAAACCTAAAAAATATCGATGACACTAGATGAATTAAAAAAACTTGCCGGAGTGACTACTGATAGACAGACAGAAGTTCCGTCGATCGAAAACATGAGTCATACAGCCGCCGAGATAAGAAAAAAAGAAAAAGAATTAGGATTAAAACCTGGAGATGCTGAATGGTTTAATCTATGGTTTAGACGTCCATTTATGCAAGGTGGATACAAAGGGTTTAGAGGGCGTAAAAAATAATGGATAAAAAGAAAACAGAAATTTATTTAGATATGGACGGCGTACTAGCGGACTTCTTTTCCGAGTATGCAAAAATGGCTGGAGTACCTGGCGGCACTTATAGAGATATTCCACCTGCTAAAGTAGATCCAACACTAGATAAAATGATCGGTACTGATTTCTTTTCAAGATTACCTATGTTTCCTAATGTTCCGCAACTATTAAAATTAGTATTAAGTTACACAGATCATTATAGTATTTGTTCAAGTCCGTTACGCGGTGATGGTTCAAATTCAGAAAAGCACAAAAGAATATGGATCGCAAAGCATCTCAACCCACTACCAAAGGATATTATCATTACAGGTAATAAACCTAAGTGGGCGACCCAACCGGACGGTACCCCGAACATTCTCATAGACGATAGGGGTCAAAACATACGTGGATGGATAGCGGCTGGTGGATATGGTATTAAGTATCAAGCCGACGAGGATTCACTTGAAACTGTTAAAATGGGTTTGGACAGGTTCTTCAAGGGAGATGTTGAAGAAGAGTCTTGGTTAGAATCCTATGAACAAGAACTTAATAAAATTATTAGTGAAAATTTTGCTGATGGCAAAGTAAACTATACAATGCCAAAACTCCATAAAGAATGGGATGAAGCATCTCGTTATCCAGAGTTCCGCAAGATTGGCAAGGATGCTTGGATCAAACTTGCCAGCAAAGGCAAAGCAGTTACTATTACCAGTGCAAAAGGTATTAGCAACACAGATGCCACAGAGCCTGATAGTTTTTCATCTCTAGACAAGGAAAAACAAGCAAGAACATTGGCACAATTAAAAAGCAATAGAGTTGAAATGCCAATTGTTGCTGTTTATAGCGACGGTCACAAAGAACTTATTGGTGGTAACACAAGACTCACTGCCTTGATGGCACAAAGGGGTAAAGCAACGGTATGGCAATTTGATGTGCCGGATGACGTTGCTGAACTGGCAGAAAACTTTGCTGATGGTAAAAACCCTGGTCGTAAAGGCCTAAGCAAACGTGTAGGAATACCTAAAAATGCAACCTTAGGGCAACTAGAAAAAATAGCAAAATCTAGTTCCGGAGAACGCAGACGTATGGCTCAATGGCAACTAAATATGCGTAAGGGAAAAAAGAAATGAAAATAGTTGAATTTATCGCAGAAGTAAACAAAAAAGAACCAATCAAGGCACGTGATCCTAACTGGCGTGATATGGAAGCATTGCGTAAAAGCGGTGCGGCAGGTTCACATGGTGATAAGACCAAGACCATTCCACGCAAAGAAAAATACAAAAAGATTTCAATGGAAGATGCAACCGCAGGTTCTACAAGTTCTATTGATGTGGGAACGGTTGTATCACCACACATTGCTATTGGAGATAAAAAAGCACGTAACGCCTATGGTAAGAAAGGTATGCCTGCTAAACCACCAAAAGCAAAAATGCAAAAACCAACTGACAACGCATTAGATATGACGGGAGTCAGTGTATTCGGAGGAACGTTAAAACGTTAAACTAATATGGAAAAAGAAGATATATTAAAAAGAGTGTTCGAATCAGATATTAAAGAAGAAGATTACGACGAGCCTGCATCAAAATACGAAGCAGAAATGCTGGACAATCAAATAGCATTTATCAAGTATGCGGCTGACGAAATTAGAGATCACGTACACAAAGGCGGCGTGTTTCCTGAATGGTTTCAAAATAAATTAAGTGGTGTACACGAAAAAATCAAAACACTTCATGCATACATGGAAGGTGAGCGTCAACAAGAATTAGAACGTAAACGCATGATGAGTATGAAAGACGTGAAAGATGATTACTTCGAGACACTTTCAGATAAATTACAAAAAATGACAGATTACGAAGCAAAGAAAAAAGCATTACAGGATATTCAAATGAATCCTAACACAGATAAAGATCCAGAACTAAAGAAAGAATTAATTAAAAGATTACATCGTTTAGAAAAAACAGGAAAATAATTATGTCAGATTTACATAACATTCTTAATAAATTTAATAATTTAGGAATAGTTAATAAAGGATTAACAGTTGATGCTCCAAGCATAAGTTCTAAAAAAGAATCCAATGAAGAAATTAATCCTAATAATCATGCAAGACGTGTAGATGAAAGCATTGGTAACAAATTTATTCCTGGTGTAAGTGATACTAGTGCAAGTGACTTTGCCGCACTAGCAGGAGTTAAAAAACCAACTGCTACATCAATGTATACAGATACTCCAAAGCCAAGACCGCAACCAACAAATCCTAATCCTTCAAGTACAAGTAATACAAATGATTGGAATACTGTATTGGATAGATTGTCTAATATGGAATCTAAACTTAATAAAATTTTTGAAACACTAAATCCTGCTCCGTGGAAAGAAAAACTTAATGAAAGTTTACAAGAAGGAGACTTAATAATTAAAAGACCAGCATTTAATCATGCTATGCAATCTGCAATGGATGATCTACTTTGGAAAACAACTAAAAATCCTGAAATGATTCCTTTGGTGCAAAAGTTATATAAAATGGCAACAGGAAAAGATGTTGAATATGACGATGAGAAAGATTCTTTCACTATAAAAGCACCAGCAAAAGAATTAAGTCCAGCGGAAAAAATAATAGCAAAATCTAAACAACAATTAAAAAGTGTTGAAGATAGAACAGAGTCATTGCAATCTGAGTTTGCTTCTTTCTTAAAAGAATTAGAAAACAGTAAAAAATGAGAGCAAAGGAATTTGTAGATTATTTTTACGGATTAGATCCTGAACATTTATCATATACACACAAAATAGGTGATGTATACGGAAAAAAGAATTTAAAAGTACCACACGCTAAATTACATAAGAAGAAAAAAGTACAAGAAAAGTGGAGCGAGAAGTACAAGAAGTCAATAAACTGTAATAACCCAAAAGGATTCTCACAACGTGCCCACTGCCAAGGAAAAAACAAGTAAACATTCGCTAGAACAAAGAAGGTCTAGTACTGTACCTTATGATGTTATAACATCTATGAGTCGTGACTACTACGAAAAATGCGGATATAGACTTATTAAAACATTCTTACATTATTTTCCTAAAAATAAATCACTGCACGTATGGACAGAAGACGGAATTCCAGTAGACGATCCTAGAATAATACAACACGATCTTAACAAAAACGAATTTTATAATAAATTCACATTAAATTGTAGTAAAACTAAATGTGCAAGACTCAGTATTAAGGTTGGTGCTCAATACGAGGCATCTAAAATCTTAGAAAGAGATACATTAGTTTGGCTAGATGCTGATGTATGGGTAGGAAATTTTATTAATGATTTATTTGTTTTTAAGATTACTCCAGAAAAATGTCTATCTCATTATATGGGACAACACTTTGATACAGGGCCTGAAACAGGATTTATATCATATAACAGAAACCATAAAGAATTTCATAACTTTATGGAACAGTTTGTCGAAGTATACTATTCAGGGGATATATTTAAAGTTAAACCTTACTTTGATACCAGTGCTTGGTGGAAAGTGAAAAACTCTATGCCTGACGAATATTTTAAAAGTCTAAGCAGTCATTTGGGTAGCAGTCACGTATTTTCAGGAAGTTTACTTTCGCATTGGCTAGGACACGCCAAAGGAAAAATTAAATCTCGAGAACCTGAACTGGTTGATAAAAGAGCATTCCTACACGTAAACAACTAAATACTATTGAAGGGGTTGCTCAGTAACCTCTTTTTTAACGAAAGAGAGGTACCCATGGCATACTTGGTAGCAAACATACCGCCAATTGAGTGTTTTGTTAGAAAAGAATATTTGTACGATCTAACTCCTGACCCAGAATTTCCAGGAAAACTTCAAGGACAAGGTGAATACGCTCATGCAATATGGGTATCAGTAAAAAGTATTCGAGGAAAAGCACTTTACATTGAAAGTTTATTAACAGAATACGGTGCGTTATATGATAAGTTGCCTTTGAGTGCGTATGTATGGCGTACAAATATTGATCAGAAAGATCTTCTTCCTTTAGATAATTTAGAAATATGGGACGCTTTCTCTTATCATATTAGTGTAATTAGAAAAGAAACATTAAAAGAATGTCGTGTAGCATACTTTGGTAAAGATAAAGTTCTTCATCATGGTGAATATATGTTTACAGTTGACAGTTGTCATTCCGAACCAAACGAATTAAATGTAAGTCTTTCTGAAACACCCAACGAACATAAGTCTTTTAATTTTATTAAATTAGATAACGGTCAGTTTGCCGCACAACCAAACAACAGATGTAAATGGTTCGATCAAAGTTTAATCAGTTCTGAAACTAAATCAGCAAACTTTAAGGTAAGTACACATGAGTTTAGTGTCGAAGACAATCCTAAATGGAGTGCAAACCACGGCGACGGCACTACTTGGCAATACGAACTTAAAGAGAGTAAACCTAAAGTTGGACAAGAAGAAAAATAGATTACCCGTTAAATGGACCATAGAATACAATGGACCAAATAAAAGAACACACTTTTTAGTCGACTTACTTAAAAACTATAATCCTAAAATCGGTTGTGAAGTAGGAACACATTGTGGAAGAACAACATATTGGTTGTTAGATGCTTTTCCAGAACTAACAATGTATTCTATCGATTACAACATTAATCTCTTTTATAATGACAAGATCAAGGAAAAGTACGGAGAAAGATTAATTCCAATACAAGGAAATAGTCATAACGTACATGATCAAATCAAAGATAACAGTTTAGATTTTGTTTTTATTGATGCTAGTCATGACTATCATAGTGTAAAAGGTGACATTGAATACTACACATCAAAATTAAAACCAAACGGATGGCTTTGTGGACACGACATTGACTTTCCTGGTGTTAATAAAGCAGTTAATGAATTGCTTCCAAATAATTTTGATAACGGTCCAAATAACGTTTGGTTTACTTGTTTGGATAAATCTGTGTCAATTCCATTTAAAAAACTTGACAACTAAGATAAATCATTATATACTATAGAATATAAACTTAAGGAGTAAACATATGTCCGGAAAAATATTCGGTCCTGAAGAAAAAGCAAAACTAATTCAAGTTATCAACGAAGGTGCTAACGTAATGCAAGAAGTACAAGATCTTAAAGAAGGTCTTAGAGATACTGTAAAAGCCATTGCAGAAGAAATGGATGTTAAACCAGCGTTGATTAACAAAGCAATTGGTATTGCACATAAAGGAAACTGGAGTGAAGTTAATTCAGACTTCGACGATCTAGAAACAATTATTGTTACAGCAGGTAAGGACAAGTAATTGCAGGCAATCAAATCATTTTGGCTTAAAAGTTTTAGGTCTGACAAAATTGCATTTGGTTTTGAACTTGTGAGTTTTGTCTTTACCGTTGGAGCAAGTTTAACTTTGGCACTAAACGCCAGAGATCCAAATATGTTATACGTATATCCTGGATTCTTTTTAGGATCAGTTTCACAATGCTATGCATCATTTAGACGTGGTGCGGCTTGGGTGATGATGCTAACAGGATATTTCAGTATTGTTAATGTATTTGGCTTTGGCGTAGCCGCGGGGTGGTGGTAATGAACATTTGGCAAAAAGTAAAAGATTTTTGGGTTAGAAGTTATACCAGCGATAAAACAGCATTCTATTATGAAACAATAGCAAGTGCCTGTGTGTTTGTTAGTATGACTTGGATTAGTCTTACAGCAGATCATCCACCAATGCATTTAATATACCCTGTTAGTTTCACAGGTGCTGTTTTTAGCGTTATTGCATTTCTAAGACGTGGTGCTGGTTGGCCATTGGTTATGACAACATACTTTGGTTTCTTGCATATCTTTGGATTTGGCAGAGCCATGGGGTGGTGGTAATGTTACGAGATAAGATTAATGCACGTATGGATGTCTTACAAAAAATGATGGAAGGTAACTTACATCTTAGTGATCCACAAGCAGTACAATTACAGATTGAAAATGTAATAAAATTTTGGAGTGTTTTATCCGAAGAGGATAAAGACTATATTGAAGGTGCCAAATATGCACTAGAAGAAGAAATGGAATGGAAATTACCATGATTTATTACGTAGATATTGATGGAACTATATGTTCTTTGGAAATTAATAAAGATGGCGACAATGTTTATGAAAATGCAAAGCCATATCAAGAAAGAATTAAATATTTTAATAACTTATACGATCAAGGGCATGAAATACACTATTATACAGCAAGAGGCTCAAGTTCAGGCAAAGATAAAAGCGAACTTACAATAAAACAATTGGAAGAATGGGGAGTAAAATATACAACAGCAAGAACAGGCAAACCGCATTATGATTATTGGATTGATGACAAGGCAATGAATGTAGATGCATTTTTTGATATGATAGAACTTGACAAAGAGTGGAAATGGTAGTATACTACTAGTTAAATGGCACAGTTGGCCGAAAACAACTTAATTGGGTATTGTCAGCCGAAAGTGACAAACAGGAGAATAAATGAGTTACGTAGACGCTCTGTGGGACAGAGACAAAGATATTATCAAGATCGTTGAACGTGTTAACGGTCGTCGTGAATTTCGAGAGTTTCCAACTCGATATGTTTTTTATTATAAAGACCCTCGAGGTAAATTTAAAAGTACACTAGGTGATACTTGTACAAGAGTTACTTGTAAGACATGGAAAGATTACCTTAAAGAACAAAAAATTAATAAGCATCGTGGATTATATGAAGCAGATGTTAATCCAATATATCGTTTGCTTGAAGAAAACTATCTAGGACAAGACGCTCCTAATCTACAAAAAGCATTCTTTGACATCGAAGTTGACTTTGATCCACAACGTGGATATGCTTCGCCAGAAGATCCTTTTATGCCAATTACTGCTATCACTGTAAATCTACAATGGATGGACAGTCTTATCACACTTGCACTTCCTCCTAAAACATTATCAATGGAAGATGCCAAATATGCAGTAAAAGACTTTCCTAACACACACTTGTTTGAAACTGAAGCCGAAATGCTGAACACGTTTTTGGACTTAATACAAGATGCTGATATTATATCAGGTTGGAACAGTGAAGGTTATGATATTCCATACACTGTTAACCGTGTAACTCGTGTGCTTTCAAAAGAAGATACAAGACGTTTTTGTTTGTGGAATCAATATCCTAAGAAGCGTGAGTATGAAAAATTTGGTCGTACACAGGAAACATATGATTTTATAGGACGTCAACACCTAGATAGTTTAGAACTATATCGTAAGTACACATACGAAGAACGTCATACATATCGACTAGATGCTATTGGTGAAATGGAGATTGGTGAAAATAAAACAGTCTACGAAGGTACACTAGATCAATTATATAACAATGACTTTAAAACATTTATTGAATACAACAGACAAGACGTTGCACTACTTGATAAATTAGATAAGAAACTAAGATTTATCGATCTAGCAAATGAACTTGCACACGCAAACACTGTGTTGTTGCCAACAACAATGGGTGCTGTTGCTGTAACAGAACAAGCAATTATTAATGAAGCACATAGACGTGGCTTTGTTGTTCCTAACAGGGTGCATAGAGAACCTGGCAGTGAACCGGCCGCTGGTGCTTATGTGGCATATCCTAAAAAAGGATTGCATGATTGGATTGGATCAATGGACTTAAATTCACTGTATCCGTCTGTGATTCGTGCATTGAATATGGATCCTGCAACAGTGGTTGGACAATTAAGACCAACATATACACAAGAACATATTGATAACGAAATGACTCTTCGCAAAAAATCATTTGCGGCGGCATGGGAAGGAAGATTCGGCAGTTTAGAATATGATGCTGTTATGGATCAAAGAAAAGATCTTGCTATCACTATTGATTGGGAAAACGGTGAAGAAGATACTATGAGTGCCGCAGAAGTGTATAGACTTATTTTTGAAAGCAACCAACCGTGGGTATTAACTGCTAATGGCACAATTCTTACAACAGAATATGACGGAGTTATACCAGGACTATTAGAACGATGGTATGAAGAACGTAAAGAAATGCAGGCGAAGAAAAAACAAGCACAAGAAGCCGGCAACAAAATCGAAGAAGCGTTCTGGGACAAACGACAACTTGTTAAGAAAATTAACCTAAACAGTTTGTATGGTGCTATTCTAAATCCAGGCTGTAGATTTTTTGATCCGCGTATTGGACAATCAACTACACTTACTGGCAGACGTATTACAAAACATATGGCCGCAAAGGTTAATGAAATTATTACAGGTGAATATGATCATACAGGCAAATCAATTATCTATGGTGATACAGACTCTTGTTATTTTAGTGCTTATACAAGTTTACGACCTGAAATCGAAAAAGGTGAAATTGCGTGGAACAAAGAAACTGTTACTGCGTTATATGACCAAATCTGTGATGAAGCAAACGAGAGTTTTCCAAAGTTTATGCAAGATGCGTTTCATTGTCCTAAAACAAGAAGCGATGGAGTAATTGCCGCTGGTAGAGAAATTGTAGGCAGTAAGGGGTTGTTTATCACTAAAAAGAGATATGCTGTATTGATTTATGATCTAGAAGGCTTCCGTACAGATGTAGATGGTAAACCAGGCAAAGTAAAAGCAATGGGTCTTGATCTTAAACGTAGTGATACACCTGTGTTTATGCAGGACTTCTTAAGTGAAGTGCTGTTGGCTGTACTAACAGGTGCTGAAGAAACTCAAGTACTTGATATGATTAGTGAGTTTAGGACAAAATTTAAAGCAAGACCAGGTTACGAAAAAGGTTCGCCCAAACGTGCAAACAATATCACAGACTATCGTGAAAAACTTAAAAAGCACGGAAAAGTGAATATGCCAGGACACGTTCGAGCAAGTATTAATTGGAATACTCTACGTGAAATGAATGGCGACAATTATAGTATGCAAATTGTTGACGGTATGAAGGTTATCGTTTGCAAACTAAAACAAAATCCAATGGGGTATACATCGGTTGCATATCCTGTGGATGAACTAAGGCTCCCACAATGGTTCCAAGAACTTCCATTTGCAGACGACGAAATGGAATCAGTTATTATCGATAATAAGATTGATAACTTAATTGGAGTTCTAGATTGGGATATTAAATCAACCGAACAGAAGAATACATTCAATAATTTATTTGACATTGGATGATTTTCTAAATATAATAGTATATAAGGAACGGAGAAAACTATGAAAGACATATTACAAGATATTGTAGCACATACACACGCCCTTGGCTTTCTTAACATTGTTAAGGTAAATGGTGATGATGCTCAAACTGGCATTGATTCAATGGCAGAGGATCGCTCAGTAATTTTACAAGCGAACACAAAAACAGCACAATTAGAAATGAAGGGTACTTTTGGTATGCCTAACCTAAATAAACTAGACATTCATTTGAAGTGTCCAGAATACAAGGAAAATGCAAAAATTGATGTTGTAAAAGCACAAAGAAATGGTGCTGATATTCCAGTAGGAATTCACTTTGAAAATGCCGCAGGCGATTTTAAAAATGACTATCGTTTTATGAACGCTGACATCATTAACGAAAAACTTAAGACTGTTAAGTTTAAGGGTGCCCAGTGGGACGTAGAAGTGTCGCCGAGTATTGCAAGTATTCAAAGATTTAAACTTCAAGCAACTGCTAACGCAGAAGAAACTGTGTTTACTGTTATTGCAGATGGAAATGATGTTAAATTTAAATTTGGTGATGCTAGTACACACGCAGGTGAGTTTGTGTTTGCTACAGGTATTCCAGGAAAACTTAAAAATGAATGGGCGTGGCCTGTGTCTCAGGTAATGGCTATTTTAAACTTAGATGGAGATAAGGTAATGCGTATTTCAGATCAAGGTGCAATGCAAATTGCGGTTGATAGTGGACTAGCACAATATGAGTACATCTTACCTGCACAAAGCAAATAAGGATACATGACGAAAAATAAAAAGCCAGGCTTAATAGACAAAATAGGGAAAGCACATTCAAAGGTGTTTACATATGTTAGTAAAAAAGCAAAGACAAGCAAACTATGGGCAATATTATTAACAGTATTAGTAATATACGAACTAATAGAACATTTAGTTTATCCTTGGCTTGTTCCGCTTTTAGCAATTAAAGCCTTTGGATAATAGGAGAGTAATTTGAATACTGACTTAACAAAAGAGCAAAAGGATTACGCAACATTTCTTCCGGCACTAAGTGGCTTTTATGCTACATTTATCGGTAAACAGCGTCGAGAAGAATACGTAGACAAAAGTCGTATTCCTTTTCCAAATAATGATATGGAAGGACTTAATTGGCTTAATCGTCAAAAAGGTATCTTTAAATATCATTGGACACTATATTCGGCAGGACACGCCGAGTTAGACATCAACAAAGATGCTCCAAAAGAACTTATGATCCGTGAACGTGATCGTGAGAACAGTTGGCTGTTGGGTGACTCAGGTGGTTTCCAGATTGGTAAAGGTGTATGGGAAGGTGATTGGAAAGATCCTAATTGTCCTAAAGCAAAAAAGAAACGTGAACAAGTTCTTGCGTGGATGGATGCTTATATGGACTATGGAATGATCCTTGATATTCCGGCTTGGGTGGCACGTTCACCTGAAGGTGCTAAAGCAACAGGTATTGACAACTATCAAGATGCTGTAAATGCCACACGCATTAACAATGACTACTTTATGAAGAATAGAAGTGGTGCTTGTAAGTTCTTAAACGTACTACAAGGTGAAAATCATGCTGACGCAGAAGATTGGTATCAGCAGATGAAAGACTACTGTGATCCTAAAAAATACACAGATCATTTTAATGGTTGGTCAATGGGTGGTCAGAATATGTGTGATGTACATCTTGTTCTTAAAAGATTAGTAGCACTACGTTTTGACGGCTTACTTGAAAAAGGTAAACACGATGTTATGCACTTCTTGGGTACATCAAAACTAGAATGGGCAACCTTACTTACAGATATACAAAGAGCAGTTCGCAAGTATCACAATGAAAACTTTATGATTACATTTGACTGTGCTTCACCGTTCCTAGCAACAGCAAATGGTCAAATCTATTGTGAACTCGAAACACAAGACAGAACTAAATGGGTATACAGAATGGTACCTAGTATCGACGACAAGGCTCTAGCAACTGACACTAGTCCGTTTGGTCAAGCATTTATACGTGAAGGAAAACATAATAGTTTCTTAGATAGTCCTATTACAGCAAACCTACAAGCCAAAGATATTTGTATATATGCACCAGGCGACCTAAATAAAATAGGTAAAGAAGGAAAAACTAGTTGGGATAGTTTTAGTTATGCGATCCAAATGGGTCATAATGTATGGAGTCACATTAATGCAGTACAAGAAGCAAACAGACAATATGATAACGGAGTTATTCCGAGGATGCTTGTGGAAGAATCCTTTGACAGATTATTTTTTAAAGATGTTGTGGAGGCAATATTCGCAACATCAAACAGAGATGAAGCAAACTCAATTATTGAGGAATTTTCAAGATTCTGGATGTCAATTATTGGCACTAGAGGAGCAACGGGTAAAAAAACTGTGAACGCAAGTACGCAATATGCGAACTTATTTGAGGAGGTATAATGTCTAAAATAAAAAACAAGGCAGTAAAAAAATTAACCAAAGAGCATGAATATTACTCTAAAAAAGTTGACGAAATAGAAAAAGAACGTACTTTGTATAGAGACTTCGGCCATAAGGCTCTTTTAATTAAACTAAAGAAAACTAAACTTTATATTAAAGATCAAATTGATAGGCTATTAAAAAATGAAGCGTGATTATGCAGATGGTGTAAAGGATGATGTAATGTACTTTACAGGCTTTGAAGTAGAAAAAACACCAGCATACGATATGGACACACTGTTTGTTGTAGGTTGTCGTCCACTAGAAGAAGTTCTTGAAAAAGCAAAAGAGAAACACGTGGATCATATCTATCTCGGTGCTAACCATAGTTTTGTTCCAAAAGAAGATTGGGAAGATCTTGTTTTAGGATTACTTGATGCTACATCGGAATTAGGAACACAATATATGGTTACATTGGATTATGATGTAAAATATCATGAATGGGTTCTTGAAACAGGTATGACTGAAAGACATAATTTTATTCCATTGTTAAGTGTAAAACTTCCATATGTTAATCAACTTGGGTACAATGCTTGTATCAAAATTGATGACTCTGATTTTAAACATTCCAATCCGGGAGTTTGGATCCATCAAGTACACGATCTTTTGGACAGAGAAAAGTTTACAGATTGGACGAAATATGGCAACGATAATCCACTTGACAAAGAATAAGAAAGGTAGTATACTATGAGTACAATGGATGATATGATTAAAGAAGTTTACGAAAAAGAAACACACGAAAGAGTTATGAACACAGCAAAAAGAATGATCTGGGTAACTTTTCGCAAGGAAGGTATCCACAAGTATCCTGCGGCCTTGGATGATCCCAAGTTAGCAACAGGTGATGAATATGATGTTTCGTTCTTGGGTTACCCACACAGACACATATTTCATTTCAAGGTAGGTATCACTGTTATACATAATGACAGAGATATCGAATTTATTCAATTCAAACGATGGATGGAGAAACTATACAACGAAGGTACATTAAATTTAGATTATAAAAGTTGTGAAATGATGAGTGATGATTTGTATAATCAGATTCGTCAAAAATATCCGCATAGAGAAGTACACATTGACATCAGTGAAGATGGTGAAAATGGTGCTCATATTGAATACGCAAAATACTAAAGGAGATAACAGTGTCATATTTTGCAGAACGTCCAGATGTAGTTCAAGTCTTTAATGATCTTGAGAAGTTTTTAAACTTCTGTCGTTTTAATGCATACAAGTGGAATGAAGCCAACTTGTATAAAAAAGATAGTGTTGAATGGCAGGGTTTTCTAAATAACAAGAGTAACTGGCCTTCAAAAAATAAAGGTAAACAACATTTCAATAATAATAAAAATTGGAAGAACAAAAATTTTAAAAAGAGGAAGAATGTATAGAGGTGAACATGAGTAAAATTTGGTTAGTGGATTTAGAAGCAGTTGAAACTAGATACACTTCAGAGTGGAAGATCCATGTGCCTAAAATTCTTAAAGGTGCAAATTTGTTTAAACCAAAAGAAGTTGAAATTATGGACGGTGCAGATGACATTCCAGATGCAACTACTCCTGGTGCTTTTTTGAATTTTGGTGGTACTAACATTTATAAGTGTACGCAGATAGAAAAACTATCCAGAGCATTTACAGCAGGTAAAGTAAAAGACGGTGATCACATTATCTTTACAGATGCGTGGCATCCTGGTATTATTAATGTGAAGTACATGGCAGAATTGTTAAACATTAAGATTACTACACACGGATTATGGCACGCCGGTTCATATGATCCTGCGGACTTTTTAGGTAGACTGATCGGCGACAAACCTTGGGTAAGACACGCAGAAAAGAGTTTCTTTGAATCTTTTGACCATAATTACTTTGCTTCAGACTTTCATATAGATATGTTCCTTAAAAACTTGTTTAATAACGAGTTAGATAAAAAAGAACTTACAAGTACTGGTAAAATTGTTCGCACAGGCTGGCCAATGGAATATACCAAAGATTCATTGGTTCCATTTAAAGGCATGAAGAAGAAAAATTTAATTCTTTTTCCGCATAGAGTTGCTCCAGAAAAACAACCAGAAATATTTCGCGATCTTAAAGAAGCATTACAAGACGATTACGAATTTGTAATTTGTATGGAACAGCATTTAACAAAGGTCGAATACCATAATATGCTCGGCGAAGCAAAGATGATATTCAGTGCTAATCTACAAGAAACATTGGGTATTAGTGCTTATGAAGGTGCTATTGTTGATTGTTTTCCACTAGTTCCAGATAGATTAAGTTATACAGAAATGTATGACGACTATTTTAAGTATCCTAGTGAATGGACACAGGATTGGGACACTTATATTAAAAACAAAGATAAACTAATTGAAAAAATTCATTGGGTTATGAGTGATTATAAAAAACATTTAAGTAAACTCGATCGCTTAAAAATGTTTTTATCTGATGAATATTTTAGTTGCAAAAATTTGAAAAATAAGTTAGTATAATAGTATGATTAAGATATTTGATGACTTTGCTCCAAAATGGTTATACGAAAGAAACTTGTCTGAAATGACAACAGGAGTATTTCCATGGTATTGGCCTAGCGGTGCATATACTGATCATCCAGATGTTAGTGCATTTGGTCACGAACTTTTTCATAGTGCTAGAGGACATAATGCATTGAATCATGCACCTAGTTTAACTTTCATAATGGATCATTGGTTTGATCAAAATAAAGATTGGTTTAAATTGGTTGAGTTTGAAAGATGCAGAGCCAACTTATATACTCCCGGACAAACGGTAGAAGAACACATAGATACTGATAGACAAAATCGTTATAGTCTGTTATACTATGTAAATGATAGCGATGGTGGAACAACAATTGACGGTGAAATTGTAGAACACAAGGCAAATAGGGCAGTACTTTTTAATAGTAATATAAAGCATCAGGCAATTAAAAATACAAGTCCGGCTAGAATTAGTATTAATATGATTATGCATGGAGAAGTGAATGAAAAAGTATGAAGAAGTAACACGCAGAATTAAGGACGCAAACAAGCGTTATTGGGCGGGTGACAATATTAGCGAATTTATATATGCTAACGAAAAAGAAAAACTAATCGAAGAAGCCGCAGAAAAATTTGAAGGTGTGCTGGACGCACTTATTATTGATAGACAAAACGATCCTAACAGTCACGGTACTGCTAAACGTCTTGCTAAAATGTATTATAATGAACTAATGCAAGGACGTTATGATCGTATTCCTAATGCTACTGCTTTTCCTAATGAAGGAGAAGATGCATATACAGGTATGCTTGTAGTTCGTTCAGAACTAAAGAGTGTTTGTTCACATCACCATCAGCCAGTAACAGGTGTTGCATATATTGGTGTTATTCCTAATGGCAAGGTTATTGGACTTTCTAAATACACACGTATTGCACAATGGTGTGCTAGACGTGGAACATTGCAAGAAGAACTTTGCAAT